TGCCAGTGCCAGTGACGCTCCCAGCGGTCAAGGCCTGAACCGTCACCTGCCGACCGTTGGGCGAACCGGCAGCAGGTGCGCCAACGTCACCGGCCCCAAGCGTTTTATTGCCGAGCGTCAGCGTGCTGGTGGCCTGCGTGTAGGTCGTCGGCTCGCTGGAGCAGATGTCTAGTCGGTTGCCTTCGGTGTCCAGCACCGTCAGGCCGATGTCGAATACCCGGTCATTGAGAAATGGCATTGATTATTTCCTGTTCACGTTTTTGGTCGGTTACTAAATGACTTGCGCCTCAAGCCTCGCCAGCCCGTTAGACTCCAGCACTGAGTTAAAATGCGAAGCCCCGTCTGCACCGTCTTGGATGTCGATGATGAGGCTGGCAAGAATCGCTTCAATAACTCGCGGGTTTGCTCCCTCAATTGACGGAAACTCACCTTGCCCCATTCCGGCCAGCAAGTCTACGAAGCTCTGCTGTGCTTGTGTTCGGCAACCGTAGTGGGTGATTGACTGCCCATCATCGGATAACGTCGCTGAGAAGTTATTCGGCCCATGTCCGAGAGCTTCCGCAATCGCGTTGGCCCCGTCCTTGGTTGCAGCAGGGGCTATCATGACGATGCTGTAAGTCCAAAGTGTTTGGCTCATCAGAAAGTCACCCCGCATCGCCGTGCCAGTAAGTTACGCTCGAAGTCCGCAATCGTCCCGGTCGGCGTTGTCGCTCCACGGATAATGAGCGTGTAGATGAGGCCGTTGTAGCGGACGGACGAACCGCCACGGGAGCCGATGTAAAGAATATCGCTTCTAAAATTTGCAGAACCTTTTTCTCCGGTTGCAGTTGCGTCTGCAACGCCGTTTCGTCTGATTGTCGTTGAGTCGCCTGCTATATCATGCGTCGAAGAAATAACAGCGGTATCTGGAGACGGCACATTGACGTTTGCCACTTGATTGCCGTTGGATGCTTGACTTCCTCTACTAGCAGACCACCATCTGTCTGTTGGGTCGTTGCCAGACCACAAATACATTGAGCCCGTGTTACTGGTAAAATTTATGCCAAGTTCGACGATGTTCCCGGCACTACTACTCAGCTTCCCCACCCCCGCCATCACGGTCATCTTGTCGGTGGTGGAAAAGTCCACGCTGGCCGTCTGCAAACTGTCGTCGCTTCCATCAAAAAGCAGGCCCCAGCAGTCTCGCTTGCCGCTTTCGGTTACGTCAGAGGTCAGGGTGACTTTTTGGTAGGCGGTTGCGGACGAGCCGACTTCGAGTTGGACGTTGCGAATTGAAAGACCTTGTGCAATGTCTCCAGCAAACGAAGCAGTTCCATTTCCTCCGGCAGATGTAATCGAAACGCCAATGCCCGATGTGTGTCCTGCGTTATGAGTAATACCGCTGATGACGATTCGATACCAACCATCAGCAATACTTGTAATGGTTCGGGTTACGAAGCTTGCGTTTGTGTTTGCCGTGTTGCCAACGGAACCTGCTCCAGACAATTCAAAATATCCGCCAGCAGTTGCGGAGAATCCCGTATTTCGTGACCGGACTCGACACCAAGTTCTCCCGCCTACGCCCTTTAATTCTGCCGTAATGGTGAACGCTACCGAACCATCTCCAGAGCTTAAATTTTGCGAAACAGCGTGTTCATCAGTTGCGGCAGTTTCTAAAAACCCAGTTGAGGACTTTGTTACTTGGTATCCAACCCAAATTACGTTGCTAATATCCTCGCTAAACGTCAGCAGATTCCGCCGTCCCCCATCGGGAGTCCGTGCCAAGGCTGGCCTGCTGCCGCTCGTTGTCTGGTAGGCGTGGTTGCCGGGGACGAGCCGTGCCGTCACGTTGTCCACTGTACCGGCAAACGACGAATCGCCAGCCAGTGTCAGCGTCTGCGTGCTGCTTCCGGCGACAATGAAAAACGTATAAGTTCCCGTCGCTGTGATGGCGTAGGTTGTGCCGCTGGTTCCAAGGCTGACCGTCAGCGTCCCTGCGGTCCTCGTTACGTCCATCGTGATGCGATACCACAGCCCAGCCGTGCTGGTGATGGTCTGCGTCAGGTTGTTCGCCGCCCCGCCAGTCTTGGTCGCAACGCCGCTGCCGATGGTCCAGTTGGCTCCCTTGCTCCAAACCGTGTCGGTGGCGAACGTGCCGTTGGAAACGAGGTCACTGCCCAGCGAATCCAGCCCGCCCTTGGCCGTGTCGAGAATTAGGCCAACTTGGTCGCCGGGGTACACCGCAGGAGCCACGCCATTTGAATCGACGTAGAGCGAGTGCGTTGGGTAGGCCGCTTTGAACTCGGTATTCCAATCGGTGATGGGCTGGTAGTCGGTGGGGGTGGAGCCGACTTCGTACTGAACGCCCCACAAGTAAACAGTAGTAGCACCAGACACAACAAAACCCGGCCCGGGATTTGCGTTGGTTACGCTTCTTGTAACGGAAAGTCGATACCAGCCATCGCCAACATTTTCAACGGTTGTTGTATATCCTGCGACTACAGAGAATGTTCCAGTTGAAAAAGTAAAAACAGGCCCAACCGCAATGTTAATCCAATCAATGCGGAGAGTTGGGCTTGTTCCCTCTTTTGCATAGAAAGAGATAGTGTAGTTAAATCCAATGGTTGATGCTGCTTGTTGATATATTCGATAGTTACCGGATGTTCCAGTAACAAGGCTGGCTGTGGTCGTTCCATCTGGAGCAGTTGTCGAATTTGCTGTGGCAGTTGCCCCGTCAGCTACCCATGGAGATACCCCAAGAGATTGGCTATAACCAAGCAAATTCCGCCGCCAAGTCCGCTTGCTCTCGGACGCTCCATACCGGTCGCCTACGTCGATAGCCAGACCGGCTTCGTTTTGGGCGAATAGGGAGCCGATGCTCGGAGTGGAATCACCCATCAGAAGAAGCAGGGACATCGTTAGCTCACTGGTCGGCAGATTACAGAGAATGTTCTTGTCGCTGCTTCAGTCGAGCCGCTGACGAGTTTGAGAAACGGGATGCCTGCAAAGACTCGAACATCAACAGCAGTCCATTTTGAAGCTGCCAGCGTAATGCTGTAGGTCGATGCGCCTCCGACCTCAGTTACCGTATCGTATGTTCCGCCGAATGAAGTGCTGGCCGTAAAAGTCATTGTCGTGCCGGTCACTGCGGCTGGCATATCAATCGCGACGACCTGCAAGCCAGAGAGATTGATTGCATCGCTTGTCGTGCCGGATGAGGCAATCGTCCCTGTAATAACCTCAGGCTGAAATCTGTCTACTGTCATTGTTCATTCCCTTTGTTCAAAACTTTTTCGATATTCTCCAGCCGCTCGCCGTTTGATTTTGTCTCGATGTTCATCACCTTTATTCCGGCATTGATTGACTCAAGCTCGCGGGCAATCAGACCGTTATTTTTTTGATGGTCTTCAACAATCGTTGTAATCCGCTGCACGCTCTCATCCACTTGATTGATAAACGTCATCTGCCGTTCGGTCAGCGGAATTAAAATCGTTGTGCCAAACCAGATTGCAGACTGATAAACGCCCCAGCTCATAATCAGCAGCAGAAATGTCGGCAAGCCGAGCTGCTTCACAACGTTCATCCACCACGGTTCCTTTTCGACGAGTACCGGCAAGATTTCTTTCTGCTCGACCACTTTTGCTTCTCCTGAAATGCAAAAAGCCCGCCCTGATATTTCGCAGGGCGAGCGAGTCCGATTACGACCTGAAACTACCGGCAACGTTTGAAACGTACGCGAATGCTTTTGAGCGGCGCTAGGTTGCGAATCGGTTGAGTCGTTTGCTTGATTGTCGTTGTGCTGACGGTTCCGGTCCCCCTGCCAACGCAAACCGAGCCAACGCACTGAACATCCTGAATCAATCCAGCAGAGACCAAGCGGCGATGCGGCGGGCTGTTCATCCACCAGCGGTTAGCTTCTTCTGGGGTCGCCTGACCGCTGCTCTTGAAGATTACCTCAGGCCCACGGAACGCCGGGTCATGCCTGAAGAATCGGTTGCCGTTCATCCTGACAGCGTACTCGTAAGCTCCGGTCTGATTGCTCGAGTCCACGGTCACGCAATTGCCATTTGCACAAACGCTGGTCATCGACTGAGCATCGGCAACGCCGCAGAATAAAATCACAAGCAGAATCGACGCAAAAAGTTTCATCAGAAAATCTCCAAACCTATTTGAAACTCGGCCACACGGACGAGTTGTCTTTCATGTCAATGTCGCCGACCGTCTGGCACTCAGCCTGCCTCAGCCATGCCTCGTCTGTCTGTTCGTCGATGACGAACCAGCTTCGGCCATCGTGAAATGGCCCCCAAGTATTCTTGACGATTCCGTATCGCTGACCGCCGAGCATGATGTATCCTATGCGGCTCATATTGTGCGCCCACTCCTGCCGAGTATCTCGCACCCAGATATGAACCGGCTTGCCGTCGCGGGTCTTCCAGCTCGGATGCTGCGGCCCGCGCTTAAACGCCCACATCGAGCAGATGTTTGCAGGCTTGAAATGCTCGACAGTCAGAGTCCACATTTCATCAGGCGTTTTGACTTTTTCCGATTCAAGCAGTCGATACTTGCCAGCAGCCGATGCAAATGTATTCAGCAGATTATCCGTCGCTCCCCAATGCCGATATGTCGATTGATTCTGAGGCTCAGGGAAGTCGTCAGAAGTGAGACCGGCTGCATCGCAGGGCAAATGGCCGTATTGCATCTTGCCGCGAATATGAGGCAAGCAGAGCGAGCCATCGCCAGAGCCGTTGATGCCAGCCAGTTTGCGGCCTGCCCTGTAACTGAACGGAGCAAAGAACGAGGCATTGTCAGTCGTCGAGGTAAAGCCGCCCGGCAGCGATTCGGCCTGTTGAAACAAAAACACTTCAGCCAGCATCCTAGCTGAGGTCGTTTCTTTGTCGCCGCTCGCAACGCAGGAGCCGATAAGCTGCGGCTTCCAGTCAGGCAGTTTATTGAAGATTGCTTCGTGCAAATGCAGAAACGAAAAGCCATCTTCCATTCCGTCTTTAGCCATCAGCTCGCGAGTCTTTGCCAGCACTGCGGTATCAATCACCTCTTTTGCTGCGTGTCTTATCAGTGCGGCGGGAGCCAATTTCTGTATCTGCTCGCGGGCTCTTGCTTCGTCGTCCAGCCTGTCGGTGAATGACTGCCACGGCATGCCCCAGCCCATCGGCATTGACGATGCTACGCTCATCTATCGGACTCCTTTTAGCACTTCGCCGTACCACGCCAGAGCCTCGTTAAACGAGAGCGAGCGAGCCTTAGCGTCATCTTCCAGCAGCGCGTTTAGCGAAAGGTTTACGAGCATCTGCGATTGAAGATAGCGAGTCACTTGGTCGAGCGTCCTAAATTCTTTGGCTTGCATTTTGGCGACGACCGTTTGCAGCGCCGACGAATACTTTGTTTTTTCTTGCTGCTGCATGGTTGCCGCAATGGCTGCGACTCTTGCGGCGAGAGAATCAAACGGTCCTGCTGGGGGCTTTGGGTCTGGTTCTGGCTGCGGGTCTGGTTCTGGCTTTGGCGGCTGAGGGATGCCGCCGATTTCAAACGTTACCTCTGAATCGTCGATGCCTTTTTCTGGGTCGAACGCCGTAATCTCGCAGCGATATTTTCCTGCTCCTGCAAAGAGATAATCGGTTTCGCTCAGAACCTCAGGCTCGATTCGCAGGCCGTTTCTGTAAGCCTTGAGCCGCTTGAACTTAAAAGCTGTCTCAACGGTCAGGATAACGACAGGCGAGACCGCGACGTTTGAATCAGCCCCGACTAGGATGCGGTTCCCTTGAATCACAGGGCTCGTCACGCCGAGCAAGGCTTTCTTCTCGGTCGTTGATGTTTTGATTTGTGCCAGAGACTGCGAGCAGAGTAGTCCGGCAATCAGGAAAGCGAGAATCTTTTTCATTCTGTCCCAATAAAAAAACAGCCTGCGGTTTGGCTCCGCAGGCTGCTTGATAGTGACGACTGGCGAGGAGTGAAGCCTAGTCTCTCACTTTTTGAACAGTTCGAGAACCTCAAGAATTGAAGAGACCAGCTCTTTAATTTCATCGAGGTTATCAATCAGCAGCTTGACGAACTCGGCCCAGTTCATGCCAGCTCCGTTTACGGCTGCTGCAAGAACCGGATAGCTCGCGGAGTCACCAATTACGGTAGCGTCCGCATCGGCTCCAATCAAGTTTTGAGCAGCGAAGAGAGATTGAATCAGCTTGATGAGGTCAAGAATTTCTTCTTTGCTTTCAATCAGCAGCTTGATAATTGCAATGATTTGCAGCACGTTCATTCTGTTTCCGCCTGTTTGGAATACTTAGAAAAGCGAGCCATCCGTGGCTCTATCACACAAACGCGAAATCGATTCTAGCGACTCTTCTCGTCGTGCCAAGTATTTATTCTGATTTTCATTACCTCAAGGCTGCTTGCGATTTCCTGCCTCAGTCCGTTTGGCATTAGCAGTTCGCACGACTCAAAATAGATTTCACCCGGCTCGAAGTTGCCGGTAATAATCCAAACCTGAGATTGAGGCATCGCGGCCAGAGCGCGAAGTAGAATTGACTGACCTTGCGATATTTGCTCGCCCGGTCGCTTAAACTCCAGAAACAGAAAATGGCCGAATCGCTCGTAGACTCCATCGACGTTGCTCGGCAGTCCGCGAGGATTGCTTTTGATGATTCCTTTCAGGAAGCCAAAGTCGATATGCTCGACCTTGCGCCGCATCGCCTGAACTGGCTCGGCAATTGCCTGCCTGTCCGGCCAGAGGTCAGCAGGCATTTTCTCATCGCCGATTTGCCGCTTCGTGTCAAAGTACGCCGCGCGAGCTATTCGCTTCGTCAGGTCAGCCGTATCGAACCAGTCTAAATCTTTGCTATTACCTTCGAGCATAATTGCCAGTCGCTCCTCGTATAGTTCGCGGATTTGCTGCTCAGTCATTCTTGTACCTCTCTTTTTTCCTGAGCCGCTCAAACTTTCCCCCGACGTTTTCCCCGACGCTGGGAAATAAGTCTTGTTGCTAATTTGGGGTTGTTTTCGTTACTGAATCGTGCTTCACTGTGCTGCGAAAAGCCGTCTGTCGGTGAAAGATTGCCTACTTCCCTGCGTCACGTGCCTCTCGCCAGTCATCAACTGATTTCCTTGTGGAGTCAATAAATGCCTTGTTTACCGCCTTCGACCAATCTTCTTTCTCTTTCTGCACCGACAGCCGCCCAGCAGCGTAGGCAGCTTGCCAAACCTTCCACGCATCAAAAGTTGGCATGTAGGCATACTCGCTGACGCTTCCGTCTTTCCAGCTAATGCAGGCAAGCGACATGCACTGCTTGTCGGCCCACGCTTCAAACTCGGCTCGCATTTTGTCATCGCTCATTTGGCCTCTCCTTGTGCCTCTCGCCAGTCGGCGTAACGTGTCAGCCAGTCAGCTAGTTGGCGAATCGCCGCCGGCCGAGCCGTAAAATAGTAGTGCGAAAACAAACTCCCAATTCGCATAAACCCGTTGTCAAGGCTGACTCGATGACCGTCCATCTCCATCGCTTCCGGTTTGGCCGGGATGCGCCGACGGTAAACGTGTTCGGAGTGAAACATGCCGTCATTCGACGCTAAAGCCCACTCACCAAAACAGGACCAATACTCGTCGCCGGGTTTCTTGTTGTCCTTTGCCTTGTCGATTAACCTGTAACCCTCGCCAGCTTGTATCTCGCTCATTCGCTCACCTCTCCTTCGTCCTTTAGCTGTTGCTTGATTTCGACCAACTCTTGCCTTACCCCCGCCAAGCTGTGACTCAGAATCTCCAGCAATTGGATAATCACTTCCGCCTGATGCTCGCTCATTCGCTCACCTCCGCACATTTCACTCCGCACATTTGAAAAACGCTCCGCACATTTAATCAACACCCAAGTGGTTCGGGTCAGATTCGAACTGACTTCTGGAAGGTCCGCGCTGCGAAGCACCCTTACACAGTACCCTCGGCCAATGTCGCAGCCGCCAAAGCGTTTCCCACACGCCGCCGAACCAGTTGCATATCAAAAAATTTTTTCCGTTACCTGCCACCCGCCGCCATTCTTCTTTGCAATTTTTTTCAGCTCGATGCTGCGAAACGTCGCCCAGCTATTCGACTCTGCGGCAACTTTTATTTTCACTTTGCTGTCGTCTTGCCCCGGTGCTTTCCAAGAGCCTTTGACTTCGTGAAACTCGATTTCGCCTCTAACTAGAAAGACCATGAAGTCCGGCGTGTAGTAAGTGTTATCGGCCAGCCGCAGCTTTACTCGCTCGAAAAAATACTGGTCAACGTCATCCCGCAGCCTCAGCATCGTCTCCCATGCTTCTTCGTATTCTGTCTTGCTGCCTTTTTCCCGCCGCTTGAAATTAAACTTTCTGCGATGCAATTTTTGCCTCCTCTATTGCTGCCAACTGCTCTAAAAACAATAACGCATTTTTTTCTGTCGGCTCAATCTCAATTGCCGTATCAATGTCGACCAGTGTCAGCCTAGTCTCTCGCCATACTTTTTCGAGCGAGGCGACTCGAACGTCACAGGAATATTCAACTATCCCCTGAGTTTCGGCTCTAAAGCAGAACAGGCGAGCCGGCATGTATTCGTAATTGAATAAAAGCCTATAATCCAAACGCAATACAACCTTATCACTTTTGATTATTTCGCCGCGATATGTTGGGTCTGGCAAATCAACAAGTTTGAAATACACATCGCCGCATCCAGCGAATAGACGAGTGAACTCCACGAAGCTAATTTTTTTAGTCATTGCTTGTTGTCCCATTTCTTCTGCTCAGCGACGAACTGGTCGAGCTTATGAATCGTCCAGCAAGTCATATGCAGCCCGACCTCGAACTTTTTCATCTGCCGAATAACTTTTCTAATCATTCGCTCGCACTCTTTCTCTGGTCTGTCGAGATACATCTCGACTCGCTTCATCATGTCGTTGTCTTGCACGATTGAAACGCAGGCATAACCAGTCGGAAGATAATGCTCGACCCTTACACTAACTCGCATTGCTATTCGCTCCCTCACAATACTCGCTTGATATGCTCCCACAACGATTCCTTTTTCGGGTCCCAGTCTTTTCCCTCAGGCTCGTCGATTGCCCAAGCCCATCGCTCCAGCTTCTCGCTCGGCTGCGGCTCGTTTCTTTCTTCAGCCGTCAGGCAGCGGCGACGATAATCATTTACAGCGCCGACCAGCTCAGAAACTTTTGTTTCGAGTTGCTGAAACGTCAGCCTCATCTCGCCGGTTCTCTTGTTAATTGCCGCATCGCAGACTTCCATTAGCTCGTCGCGCTGTGCCAGATTCCAGCCTGCCTTGACTGCTTTCTCATAGCAGTCTTTCACGAACTCGGAATGACGATTTCTGTTTCGCTGTCCTTGCTGACCTTCGACCGTCTCGATTTCGCGAGCCAGTTTGACAATCTCGCTCGTCGTCGGCAATCGCTCGAAGCCGCCGCTTGTCGCGTCCATTACCGCTTTGGCGATATACTCGTTTGGCTGATGCCGAAGGACTGCAATATACGCTCGCAAATGTTCCTCGTTTGCATCGCGGCCATAAGCAGCAAAAAGCTGAGAAACCAAGTCGATTAAATTTACCACGGAATTTCCTCCTGAGTTATAACTGCCGTCTGTGTTTGCATTAGTCGCTTTGCTTCCTGAAGTGCCGATGCCTCATCGAGATTCGATAGCCGCTCCGCATCGCGAGGATTGAGCCCGGCTGCTTCCAGTTTCAGCTTGACCAGCATCCGCCGCTTTGCATCTGCGTCGACCTGCCTGAATGTCTTCGGCTCTGGCCGAGCCTTTGAGCCGCCTGAACTGTTCGTTGCCCGGTTCAGCCATTTGACGAGAAACCTAGTCATGCCGCCTGCTGTCTTGCTGCCGTTCGCCTCAGCCCATGCCAGAGCCTTTGAGCACTCGGCCAGCACGTCCAGCCCTTGGTACAGCCGCTGCCATTTGTTGACCTGCTCGGCGGTCAATCCATAGCTACTCGGCTCCCCTCGACAGGGGAATATCAGCAGGGGCGGCTCATCCGGCCTGTGCAGCGTCAATCCAGTTTGGGGTATTTCCAGCCCCTCAATCGGCAAAAGCTCGCCAGAGACGATTCTAGGGGCTTTCTTGCGGGTCTGACTGGGCTTTCGCTGGCGCTCCTGCTCTAGCCGGTTGTTCTGGAGTGTTCCGTCTGGGTTTCTGTGAAACTTTTTATTTAGAACTAAGCGGACGATTTCCGCTTCCTGCCTGCCAGCGGCTATCGCCTCCTCGTCGGTCAGCGGCCCGCCCTTGCTCCAGCTCGCACAGAGCAGGTCGATATAGACTCCTCGCTCCGCTGCGGTCATCGTCATCGTGCCGCCGAGCCAGTCGTCAGGATACAGCGGAAAGTTTTTGCGTTTTGCCATTTGTGTTTTGTCCTATGAAAAATAGCAGGGCTTTAAGTACCCTGCCTGAGCATCGCCGGGACTGGTTGATGTTTGGCGACCGCAACTGGGGGTTTCTAATCTACCGACTTCCAGCTTCTCCGTTTCGCGATGTTCATTACTGTTGCCCGATGTAGGCCGAACTTTTTCGCTAACTTACTGGGACACTTTCCGGCAGCAAATGCTCGCCTGATTTCGCGAACGTCCTTGCTGCTGACTTTTCGATTGCGGCTGTTGTCGCCTGCCGTGTTATCGAAAATCATCGAGCGACCTCCTCGACTGCCTGAGCCAGCGACGAGGCTTCAGTCTTACGCTCGGCCAGTGCTACACCGAACGCCTCGCCGACCGTAGTCTCGCCGTCTCGAATTGCCGTGTAGACTTGCTGCAAAGTCATGCGGTCATCAGTGGTCCAGCCCTGAGCAATCGGCTTGGCAAGCAGATTCTCAAGCTGAGCAAGACTAACGCCGATGCCTTGGAAGCTGTTTACAATCTTTTCGACCGTCTCGCTGCTCAGCAGTTTGGCAACCATTCGTTCGGCCAGCGACTGAAGCTCAGAGCGAACGCCGGGCGGGACGCTTCGCATGACCGCTTCACGGACTCGCTTGCTCAGTTCTGCTTTCAGAATGACGTTATAAAAACGGTCGTCGTTGTGCTTGGTCATCTGCCCGCCTCGCGACCGATACCACTTCGAGACGATGCCAGAGTCTCGCCAGATTCGGCCTGACTGAAAATCTGTAAAGGTCGCCGTAACTCGCACTCGGTCATCATCCAGCGGCTCAACTGTCTGCTCGATTCGGTTGTAGCCCCATGCTGCGGCGATTGCTTCGGCTGCGCGAATACTTAAACCGCGAGCGTACTGCATCCGCCCTGACTTGTCCGCGCCGATTGGCTTTGCGTACATCACGGACTCGGCGAACGAAGGATAAGCCTCAATCTGGTCAAGCAGTTCTTGCATGACTGCCTTATTGTTTCGCGGCCTGACCTGCGCTGCCATCATCAGCGATTCGTTTTCCATCTTGATAAGCTGATAATCCGTTGCCGGTTTTACATCAGCCGGAATCAATTCTTGCTCTTTCATTTCTACTTCTCCTCCAAAATTTTCATTGCTTCAGTAACCTGCCTGCTCGCAGCGATACGCTCGCTGTTCACATACGGGCAGGTCGACCAGTAACCACACCAAGACTCACTGCACCACCAAGAGCCAACCGCAGCAGGAGGAAAGAGCCCTGCGTCGATTGTCTTTGAGACTATCGCGACTCGCTTAGCCAGAATCGGCAGGTCGCTCTTGTCTCGTTTCGCTTCGATTAACTGCCGCCGCACTGGGTTGCGAGTTGTCGGCTCAATCAGAATATCGAGCTTGACCGTAGACTCGCCATCTGGATTGACGCTCGCAGCGTAGACCGTGAGCTGTGTCGAGACCTCAGCATCGGCAGGGCTCATCGAGCGGCCTGACGTTTTGAAATCCACCACATCGCCGCCAGTCGTTACGAGGTCGATGACTCCAACCAAGTCGTGTGAAATAGCCGGAAGCTCCAGCCGAAATTGTTTTTCGACTTCGGCAGGCTGATATTCTGGAGCCTGCTGCATCGCGTGACCTGCGGCCATCAGTGCCACGAGGTCTTTTGTCTCGCCGACTGACTGCTCGGTCTCGTCCCTCTGTAATTGATAGCCATCGTGCTTTAGCTTGGCTTCGTAGCTTGCGACTGCCGCATCGATAATATCAGTCGTCGGCAAGTCTTCGTGCGAATCAATCTTCTGCCTGAAGTTATGCTCCGCCCCGCTGTGAACTGCTGAGCCCTTGAGCATCGCCAGTTTCGGCGGAATGATTTCTCGCTCGATGTATCTGCGCCGCCAGCTCTCAGGACATTTTGCAAACGTTTCCATTTGCGATGCCGAAAGGTGCTGTCGCTTTTTCTCCTGCTCACTCATCGTCTGTTTCTCCGCTGTGCATTTCGATAACCTTTCCAAGAATCGAGCCGATGCCAATCAGCCCGAACAGAGCCGCCAGTGCCGCCTGAGTATCTCGGACTGCCATTGCCTCGGCCCTTGCCTTGTCCAGACTTAGAAACAGATTGACTACTCGGTCAAGTGCTTCGTTGCCTTTGTCATCATCGCTCAGTGCCTTCTCGACAATCTCGATGCCGAGCATTTCGAGCTGGTCGAAGTTGCTGCTAAACAGTGCGGTCGCTTCGGCGAACTTCATTTGAGTCCCTTTCTGTCCTATAAATTGAAATTTCGCGGCCAGCCTTAATCGTGATTCCAGCCTTGCGATTTTTCGTTGCATACTGATTTGAAAAACAAACCTCGATAGTCTCTCCGCTCGGCAGCAGCAGAACGATTGCGTTCTTCGCTGTCAGCGTCATCGTCAGGCTTCCTTTTTTTCCGGTTGCTTTTCCTTGCTCTTGCATGGTCTGCCTACTTTCCTTCGTAAGTTTTTGTCAAGAAATACCACATCCTGTTTCGTCAGCATCAGGACGAATCGCCCTGTTGTTCCGACTGGTAGTCGCCGCCCTCGCTTGAATCGCTTCAGTGCATACTGCACAGTCCGAGCATTGACTCCAAGCATTTTCGCGGCTGCTTGTACGCCGTAGAGTTGATTGCCTAGCATTACGTGCCTTTCATTTTTCGGTCTCCTGTGTGTGTGATTCTCATCCGTGCGAAGCTATACGATTCCGAGCAGGGTACGCCTCCCTGCCCGGTATCGAGCAGCCTCATTAGCTGAAGCTCGCGATTCTTACGGTCGCTCCAATTGGGCTCTGCTCATAACTGCCCGGCGGCTGAACCGTCACGCAGTCGAGCGAGTACCGGCTCGGCCATCGCCCTTCTGAGTCGGTGAACAGGATTACCCCGTCAACGTCTGTCGATTCGACTTCAGATAGCACTGAGCGAAAGTCTGTCCCGCCTCCGCCCTGAGCCGCAATCGTGACCTCCTCGCCGCTGCTGCGATTCCACTCGTCGCGGCCAGTTACTGCCGTGTCGTGATAGTAAATATCAATTTCTCTAATCTCAGGAATCGCCTCGACCAGTTCGCGAGCCATCGATTGCCAGTGGCTGAAATAGCAAATGCAGGAGCCGCTCACGTCGAGGACCAGAGCCAGACGGAACCCACTGACCTTGCGGCGGGCTGGCCGATAGACTCCCTGAGCAATCGAGCGCCGGCTCGGCCTGCTCCAGTCTGCGACTGATTCTCCGCTTGCCCTCGATGCGACCAGCTCAATGACCACATCCTGCCAGCGACAATCGCTTGCGACGATTAGCTCGCCGCTGAGCGACTGCGAGCCGCTGCCCTCGCCTGCTTGATGCCGAAACGTTTCTGGTGATTTTATCTTGCCCTGCTCGACTGTGTCCTCAATTGCCTGAGCGACTTCTTCGGCCAGCTCGTCAGGATTATCCTGACCAAGCACCTCAGGGGCAAACTCCTTCGCCAGCGAGCCGGGCGAGTGAACGCCGTCAGATACAGAGCCCGGCTGACCCTCTGGCGAGCTTTCCCCCTGCTGCTCGTCCTGAGACCCAGCCTGCTGCTTGTCGTCGCTCTGGCTCGATTCTGGCTCATCCTGCTGCGGCTTGTCTTTTTGATTGCTGCTCGCTTCGTGCTGGTAGTATTCCTCCCAGCTCAGGCCATCGTTGAGACCGAGCTGATTCGGCCAGCAGCCATCGGGTGGCAGTTTGTAACCGGCCCTGACGACGAGAGGATTGATTTCACGGTCCATCGACTTGTTCGCCCTGTCGTGGTCGAGCCAGCCGCCATCGGCAAATCGCTCGGTATGCCGAAAGCGAACGTGGCAGACCTCATGGATGAGCAGTCCGCAAATCTGGTCGAGGGTCAGGGTCTCGATGTAGTCTGGATTAACCAGCAGGACGATTCCGTCAGTCGCAGCGGTGCTGACCTGCTTTGTCTCGACAAGCCTCAGGCATCGTATCGCACAAGCATCGGCGACGATTGCCGGGTCGGTGCTCATCAGCATTTTGGTAAGGGCGATTTCGGCTTTGTTCACGTTTGATTCTCCTTGCGTTGTCTGGCTCGCGGTCTTCGCTTGCCTGTCCTAGATTATTATCGGGATTGCGAAACTATTCAATAGGGGAATTCTCAAAAAAATCAGGAGAAAAAAGAGCCCCATTTCTGAGGCTCTTTTCTCTCTGCTAGTCCTTACCGGCTGGCGACGATTGCTGCTGCATGTCGCTTGACCAGCTTTCCGAACTCTTTTTCTTTGAGCAAGCTCGGCTGCTGCTTGGCGACTGCCTTGAGAAACTGAACCTGATAGGTTCCGTCCATCGTATCGACGAGCCGCATGACCGAATCATCCTGAAGTATCCAGCGAGCCTTTGCCGTGGCTGGCAGTAGCTCGACCAGCTTGCTCATCATTGCCGGGCTGGCTGGCAGGCTGGCGGTCCCGGCGAGAATCGCGTCGATGCTCGGAAGCTGGACGTTCGCCCGGCGCCATCGGCAGAACGATGCGGCTGCATCAGGTCCGATGATGCCTGCTACGGTCTCCTGCTCTGGCTCGTAGGGCAGGAGCCGCGAGAGCCGAGCCCAGTTGCGAGGAGTCGGCTGATTAAAATCTTGCTTCGCGTCCCACTTGCTGAACATCGCTGGATTGCTTTCGAGGAAAGCCAGCAGGCCAGCATCGGCGAAACTCTGCTCTTGATACCAGCCCCGCCATTCGGCAAAGTCCGGCTCGATTGTGATGACGATGCAGCGCTCTCTAAGTGCTGAGCTGAGCCGCGAGCATCCTGCTCGGTCGCTGACCAGATTGCCGGTCGCCATCAGGACCGTTCCCGCTGGCAATTTGTAGTCGCCAATCGCTCCGCCGAGAAACAGCTTGAGCAGCGGACTGGTCAACTCCATCGGAGCCTGAGTAATCTCATCGACGTTCAGCAGGCAAGCAGACTGCGGCCAGAAGTCCGGCACGTTCCAGCGAGTGCGACCATTCTCGACAGTCGGAATTCCGCGAAAGTCTACTGCCTCAAATTCGGCTGGTCTGACCTCGACATATGGCAAGCCCAACTCCTGAGCGAGAATGTAGCCGACCGTTGTTTTTCCGATGCCGGGCGAGCCGAGCAGGAGGACAGGCAGACCAGCGGCGGCGGCTTTCTTAACTTCGGCGATTGCGGTTGTGATGTTCATTGCGTTTGTTCCTTGCGTTTGTTTCAGTCGCGACTTGCTTCTGATGGTTAAAGTATCGTCGCAACTGCGAAAAAAGTAAATAGCAAACAGGTCGTTTCAGGTAAAATAGTTTAAAAGAAACAGAAACCCCGCAAAACGCAGGGTTTCTTGCTGGGGAAAGAATTCTTAGTTGGCTGTGGTCAGAATTGCCAGAGCCATCGCTGAGTCGATTTCTGAGCCGATTTCCCCTGCCAGATTGAGCAGACCTCGGAAGCTCGCGTCGATTCCTGCTGCCTCGGCTTTGACTGCATCCAGCTCGGCAAGCAGTTCTTCTCGTTTGCGGCTGGCTGTCTGCCGAACGTTCTTGCTGGAGTCGCTCGCGGCGAGCTTGGCATCCTGAGCAGCAATCGAGGCAAGCAGTCGCTCGTACTTCGCTCGCAGTTCGACGGCTGCATTGTCGGCTACGGCTGCGGCGGTCTCACTGTCAGCCGGGCAGTTCGCCTTGAAGAAGACCATGCCTAGACCCTCGAACTTCGCTGCGACCTCAGCCCAGCGGTCCATCCGCACAGTCGGCAAGTAATAAATTCGGGCGTTGTCTCTGAGCTTGTAGCCGCCGACCTGCTCGACAATCTTTTCCAGCCCGATTCCTACGCTCGCTCCCTGAACCTGACCACGATACCGAGTCGCGTCGATGTGCTCTGCATCCTGAGCTGAGCCGCCTGCCTCAGAGAAACTGACAAGCCAAGTCAGCGGGTCGAGCCAGTAGCAGCGATTGCAAGAGTAGGCGTTCGCTCTGTCCTGAAGCGACTCATCGACGACGACCATCGAAGGGCAGAACTCAATCTTGCCGTCTGGCCGAATGACCTCGACCGGCTTGGCGGCTCGAATCAATTTGCCCTGCCGAGCGTAGCGGTCCTTGAGTGCCAGCTCCAAGCCCTTAGCCTCATCGATAACTTGCCAGTTCTGCTTAATGCCGAGGTCGGTGCAGACCTGATTGAGCGAGTCGCCGCTCGTCATCGAAGCCTTCCAGAAGACTAAGCCGCCAGCGTACATGTCGACCGAAATTTCGCGTTGCATCTGTGATTCTCCTTGCGTTTGTTTCCTGCGAAGTTGCAGGCCATCAGGCCGCATCGCTGCGGCCCTCAGGTCAGCAACCTAGCTCAGCATCGCCAGCTCGCAATCTCGATTGCAGCCGCCATCCTTGCAGTCTGCAAAGCCATCAAGAATTCGGTCGTGAAGTCTTGCCCAGACCTCATCGGCTGGCTCGTCAGTCTGACATTCGACAATCTCATGCAAACCTTCAGTTGCAAAATGCTTTCCATCAGGAGCAAAAGCAGTTATCTCCAATCGACCGTTCACCTGCTCGAATGAAATCATAAACTTGTAAGCCCCGCACAGCTCGTCGCACAGTCGTTCGTACTTTGTCATTTTCGCCATTGTTCTATCTCCTTGCGTTTGTCGGTCAGTCACTTTGACTTTCCATGCTCTAAGAATATCGTCGTAACTGCGACGATTCAATAGGGGAACTGGTCATTCCGAGAAATTTTCCAAAAGTTTTTTCAGATTGCTGGGGAAAGAAATTGCCCGGCTTACTAGCAGAATCGCTTGATTGCTCGACTTTTACGCTGTTTTTGCGCACCGCCACCTTTATCCCTTGAACCCTAGAAAGACAGGGCAGGCAGGAGCAAGTTGCGTTTCGGCCATCGAGTCGAAGGTAGGCTGGGTTCAAGGGCCGCAGTTGTCAGGGTAGACAGAGCTGGGAATTTTTTAGCCGCTTCGCTCGATTTAGACTGGCGAGGTCGTAATCCGCTTCACCGATTCAAGAGCAGGACCGAGGCAGGGCGGTCCCATGATTTGCCGTTTAGCGTTTGCTCTCGACGCCCGACCAGTGCAACCATGCCGGGCAATAAAAAAACCCTGAGCCGCGATGGTAACGCATCGCAATTCAGGGCTTGTTTCTTCTGTAATATTTCGAGTCGTTACCCTCGTCTCAAAATCATACCCCATCAGCTCAGCAAGTAAAATCCGAAACAGGTCAAAATCCCGAAACAATTTTTGCGCAACTACTTGCGCAAAACTTGAGCGAGCTGAAATATTTGGACCAAACGTGTCCTCGCAGCCATCTCGATTTCTGCGCAACTACTTGCGGGAAACTTGCAGATAGAAATACCGAACGGGAACAAATCGCAAAAACTGTTGTCGTTTTACCGTGCGGGAAAACTTAACAGGATTACAGCCTGTCGGTCTCGTAAAATAGCTTTAGTGACTGGCATTGAGGCAATGGAGGTCGCGTCGATGTACGAGGAAGAAGACGACGACGACATTGAGTATTGGCTCACCGTGCTATGGGCTTACGCTCGGCTTAACCACTGCGGACGGCGTAGGTTGAGTTCAGCCTCAGGTTGTCTACTTGGAACTGGCCGTCGCCTGCCACCTCGATTTCGGCGAGCCCATGATTATGCTTGTTCACGCGACTATATTCAGGATTGAGGTCAGCAAGGCAACCAACCGACCAGCATACGACCTCCTCATGCTTCCAGTTTGGCTCGGTGTGCGTGCTGGTGCGGTGATGATGCCCAACCATCACGCTCGCCGTTGTTCTCAAAAATGCCGAACGAGCCGGCATGGCTGGCGTAAACGGTCCGCCGTTCATTTCGTGGCCGTGGAAAATTGCGAGCTTGCCTGCCATAACCGGGCGCCCATCGCCGACAACTTCAATGCCAAGTTTCTTGCAGCCGAGAATTGACGGCAGGCGAACTTGCGGGAGGTCGCTGATTTCTGGTGCGTGATTCCAGAGCCAGTGGTCCCATCGCTCGTCGTGATTTCCGAGCTTATAAACAATTCGAGAACTGGCGAACTGTGACCGCAGCCAAGCAAGACCCTCTCGCAGCAGCTTGACCTCTCGCTTAAAGTTTCGTTTCTTTGGATTCTTCGTGTAGCGGCTAATCGTGTAGAAGTCGGCAAAGTCACCGTTGAGCAGTAGAACGTCAGGCTTGCTTTTCTTCAGGTGTGCCACCGCTGCGGCCAGTGCCTGCTCGTCGTGGTACGGCACATGCACGTCCGACAAGATGCCGACAGTTATATCGCACCCCAGTTCGAACGGCTCCCACTTCTTCGCTAGGCTCGGCGGTAACTGCGGCTTCGTGCCTGCTTTACCTTTTGGCCTGAACAGCGACTTGTCGGTCGTCTTCTTGCGGTGGTTGCTGCCGATAGCGCCGCGAATCCGCCTAATGGTGGTCCGTGCCTGCTCAATCGTACACTTGCACTCCTCGGCGATTCGCTTAGCCAGCGTGCGGTTTGGTGCGTCTGGAAACTTGCGGCAGAGCGCTTCAGCTGCCAGTCGCTGCGTTGTCTTCTCGGTCATGCTGGGCCTCATTGGTTTGGCATGGTTCGTAATCGTCGCAGGCCAGACAGCATCGTTCAGACTGTCCGTGCCGGTATTTCGTTTGGGTGCAGATGACGTGCAGCGGGCAGCGGTAAATCGGAACATGCACGCCGCGAGTGCCGCAGAGCTTGCTCGGGACGTGCCGCCAGACTTCGCCGAGGTGGGTGCAGGGTGTCATGCCTTAAACTGCGGGTCGAAAACTAGGTCGTCCCAATATCTCGTATCTTGTGGGTTGGTTTGATAAATGAATTCGGAGTCTGGACTGCCGGGTAGGAATGCCGATGCAGGCAGGTATAGGTTTCCATAGTCCATTCGCAAGCAACTGAGATAACGCCAATAATCAGGGGTCGCTGTGCATTTTATCCAATTGAAGTAATTACTGACGTTCGTTAGTTCTTGCTGGTAAACGGTCGAGCCATTCAGCTTCATTTCAATGAAAATCTGAGGCGTGCTTGGATAAGAAAACGGTGCTGATTTTATTTTCATTCCTAGCTCGTGAGTGCCCCACGGAATTTCAATCTCGTAAAGCGGCACTCGCAAAAACGTTACTGTTTGTGCTTCGCCAAAGCTTGGGCTCCAGATTGTGTAATAAAGCTTTGGCGGGCCAGCGAGCGGGTAAAGGCCAGCAAACGGCATAGACGGCAAAGGCAATTTCAGAACAACGCCGTGGCTTATTTGCGTCTGGTTGTTTTGACCACTAACCGTAAACGAAAGCTTTGATTCGCCCAGCCCATAATATGCAGTTCTCGCAGGCATAGCCGGGGCGGTCCCCGTCCAAAAATAAAATGGCGAATACTGCTGAAGCGTTGTTACGCTTATCTTGTATTCGTAGTTTCGCTCATTTAAAGCAACCTGATTAGCAAACCAATTTTCCCGAAGGCTAAATCCAGCGTTCCACCCTTGGCTTTGCACAAACCCCGACAGCCCAGAAATGTGAACGTAAGGATTGAATCCGTTAGTTGGATATTGATAAAAACGCGACTGGCGAAACCATCTTGTAATATCAACGATGTGCCCGCTGTTTTGATTCAGAAAAAAAATAGAACTCGGAAGTTGGTTTCCGCTTGTTAAATCATGTCCCCATTGATAATTATTGCGTTCAAAATACGGCAGACAGTTGCACCCGTTGTAAGTTGGCGGGTCGTCGTTGCCGGGTTTTGTTTGGCAGCATCCGCATCCAAGTTTGCCGACCATTATTTAGCTCGCGTAGTAAAGGCCGGACACGGCGTCAAAATCCAGCGTAAACGTCTGGCCTGTTGCCACGGTCACAAGGTAGCCAAAATCCAGATACCCAATGAGTAAGTCATTCGTGGAGGTTTCGTTGTAAAGGATGCAGTAGCGAAACGAACCGCTTCCCAGATTGCCGCCGCTGGCCGTCCAAGTTACATCAGTAGCGATGAGCGTGTAGAGCCCTGAGCTTTGCGCTGAACTGGTCACGGTCATCGTCTTGTCGTTCTGCGTGTAACCGTTTGCCGTTGATAGCTGGCCGGTAACGTCGCTGAGTTGCGTCCAGCTAAGGCTCGGCGCGTTGCTAATGAGAATCCACTTCAGCGTGTCGCTACCGAGGTTGTGTTGCTTCTCATGGAGCGCCTCCACGAAAGAATAGAACTTGGTGAGTGTTGGCATTGTTAAGCCGGGCCGCTGCCCGTTCCTGTTCCAGTGAATGTGACGTTGTAGAATTGCCCAGTGCTGACGGCAGGCGTGATTGTGCTGGTATCAATCGCCTCGGCGACCTTGCCGCCTGAACCGCTGCCCGTTCCCGGCCCGACCGTCGAGCCTTCGTCGTTGCAGTCCTCAGCGACAATCATCCAACGATTATCAATCCGCGCCGCGACTCCGTATCGGTCACCAGTTGCACAGGCCGCAGAGGTTGACCAGTTGTAAACTTTCGTCTGTGTCGTGCTTGTTCCAATTTGCTCGCTTGATGTTTCTTGATAAAGCACGTCGCAAATAGCAGCGCCGACGAGCGAGCCAACTCTGCCCGGTATTCCTCCTGCTGGAGCTTTAATCATTATCGAAGTAAACGGGACGACACTAGCTCGCAAAACATAATTAGTCGAGTCATAAATCCCGTGAATTAAAATCTGAGTTAGCGGCTGACCAGTAGGATAGCTTCGAGCCTTAAATCCAGAAACGCCATATGCTCTGCCATTGCTTGGCGAGTCTGCTGAATCGTAAAGCACTCGCTGATAAATTCCGGTTTGGATTGGGCCATATTCTCCAGCAGCCACATCACGCGAACCGTTTACGGCAAACCATCCGAGCGACGAGGCTGGCTTATCGCCTTTGTAGTATGAGCGACCACCTGACGAAACTATTCCTGAGATTCTGATAATGCCGTAAGCCGGGACAGTCTCGCTGGAATCGTTGTAAAAAATATGCGGCTCTGCTGTCGGCTCGAAATAGCTCCCGCCAAGCTCAGGAGCTTCTAGCCCTGTTCTCAGTTGACTATTTCTCGCTACCCAGTCAGCAGCCGATTTCGTCAGAATATAGCCGTCAGTTGCCACGCCGTTTAACCTTTAACGCTCAGGAGCATATACAGCTTCATTATTCGCCCGATGACTGCCGTAGGCGTTGCCGAGTCCGTGATTGCAATTGTGACTCGCACATCCAGCTCATCGCCGGGGTTCAGTCCGGTCGGCGTGATTGTAAACTCTTTTGCCGATGCGGTCAGACTGTTTATCGTAGTCGCCGAAGTCGTCACAAGGTCTGAGCCGACTAGCCCTGTCGAGTCGTTCTTCGCGTATGCCTCAAAATCAATCGTGGCCGAACTGGTCGCGACGGTCGTTTTCATTCCGGCCCACGCTGCTACGCTGATTGCCTGCCCGGCGACATAGTTATGCGGCAAGGCGAATGTAAACCGGGCTCGCTGCGTAACTGTCGTGTTTTTCGAGTCGCTTGTTTGAACTACAACGGCATCAGTGCCGAACGTGCCGATAATCATGCCGAGGTCGTCGCTGCTGGCCGATGTCGGGATGCTTGTCTGAAACGCATCATGGACGCGCAGTAGCTCCAGAGGAAGATTATATTTCAGAGTCTCCTGAGCCAGCTTGCCACGCTCAATCGCTGCTCCTGAGTTGATTTGCGAGTTGACAATTTCACCGCTTGGAATCTGTATCGTAATCATATTAGAACCCCATGCTTGCAAAGCTAATTTGTTCGAACACTTCAAAAAGCAAATAATCCGCCGTGACCGTCAAAGCATTGGCTGGTATCGGAAGCTGAAAGCCTTTATCATCGAGCAGCACTGGCTTGCTGACTGGCATGCCTTCATTGTCTAACGCCCTGACAGATTTGTTTGAGCTATTTGATTCTTTGATGTAATAGCCTTCGTGCCGCACTCGCTTATACCACGATTTTGCCGCTGGAACCTGATACGGCTTGCGAGCATGTATTTCGACCTGAATGTTGAAGTAAATAATTTCATTTCCTTCTTCGTCAGTGTAAAACTGCTCGTCGGCTTGGATGCTTGCGATTCTCAGCGTACCCGGCGGAAAGCCTAAGAACGTGTCGCTGTTCACGCAATCGCTGTAAAGATAAAACGTTGCCGGGTCAAAAGATGCAAAGTTTTTTTGTAGCCGGATACCAAGGTCGCTAATCGGTCGTGTAAGACCTTCAATCGGCTCACCGTTTTTTGTAACGATAGGCTTGCCAGTAATGTCGTCTTCAATAGCTTCTTCGCTGGTGATTGAAAAGTAATTGATTTGCGTAGGCTGAGTGAGCGGCCCCTGCTCCTGCCCGTTCTCATCTGGCTCTTTGTATGGCGGCGACTCGTAACTGACCGCGACTTCAAAATGCAAAGCGCCTCGACGCTGAACGCTTACGTTGTTGCACCTGAGCCCGTGAAAGTATGGATGCGGCGACTTGTCAGCAGGGATAAGCGGAGAGAATTTGACAATGCCTTCGTTGTCGGCTGGATTATTGACGAACGCATTAAAGTTTCGCGTTGCCGTAGCGGTAATCAAACCTTTTTCGTCGGTAGCCGTTGCTATTCCGCTACTGAATAATTCGTCAACGTATATCACAGCCATCGATTAGCGTCCTCCTGCCAACTCTACGGCAATCGCATTACCTTTTTTTCGCTGCTCAGTGAGTAGCTCCTGCTGTAGCTTTTCAATCTTTTCTGTGAGGTCTGCCGTCTTCTCTGCGGCCTGTGTCATCCTATCGCCGCCTCCAGTCGCCGCACGGCTCAGCAGCCGAGACTCAGTAGCCTGTAGATTTGGCGTAGGCTCTGCCAGTTTCTTTCGACGTTCTTCTTCCGTCTTCTTCTGCTCTTGAGCCAGTTGAGACTGAGCGTCAAGCAGCTCGTTCTGAATTGCTACCTCGCGGCCAGCTTCGATTGTCGCCTTAGAAATCCCAGACAGCTCAGCCCGGTATTCCTCAGCAGCCCGCTTCCCTTTTGTCAATTCCATATTTTGAGCAGCAAGATTTTCTAGGTAATCTTTATTCCGCTTTGCTTGGTCTTCGCGCTCGCGGGCTTCATCTTGCATTTGCTTAGAAAGCTCCCGCCAGCCTTCGTCGGCTGCTTTCTGCATGTCAGCCATGCTTTTGCGGTAATCTTCCTGCGCTTTCTGGCGGTCAATTAGCATTTGCTCGTCAGCCGAAACGTTTTGAATGTCTCGGATTTCGTCGCGCTGCTTTTGTAAAGTCGCTAGTTTTTCCTGCTCTGCTTTCAGACCTTCCTGCTCAAGCCGCACGCTGTTTTCATTCAGGCCGAAATAGTTACTTGCCGCTGCTGCATCGAGAGCTTTTTTTCGCATCGAAATAAATTCGTGCTGCTGAGCAATATCTCTGCTCAGCCGCTGCTCCAGCGTTGCAAGCTCTTCTTTCTTTTGCGACTCAGTTTGCGAAAGATTGACAATCTGCAATTTTAATTCAAATTGCTTTTGCAACTGCTCGCGAACTTGTTCCTCGCCTTTGCGGGCTGCATCGAGAGCATCTTCAAGGACAACTTTAAACTTGTTAGTTTCTAACGCCCAGTCAGAAAACATTTTTCCGATATTGAAAGCCGCTGCTCCGACCGCCGCTGCGATGCCAACCTTTGCGGCAATCATTCCAGCGCCGCCTTTTTGGCCTGCCTCACCGAGGTCTTTTAACTGGCCTGCTACGTTGCCAAACTGCCCAGCAAATGCCGATAGCTCATCGAGTCCCATCGAGCCGAAGATTTTAGAAAACGTCCCTGAGAGCTTTTTCGTTTCGCTGCTAGTGTTGGCGATTTGCTCGGCGACCTGCTCAAACGCAGGAGTAGCATCGTCAACGCCTTCAAGAATTATTTGAATTGATTCAGCCATGATTATCGTTCTCGTCTATACGCTTCGCTCTCGGCTCTTGATTGCTCACTGCGAAACATCTCATACAAACTGACAAACCACGCTGATTGGTCTAGCACGCCGCCGCTAACTGGCGGGATGCCTTCTTTCATTAAATCTGCAAGCCTGATTGCTCTCAACAACTCTTTGCTGATTAGCCGCTTAGGACAACTCGTCAGCTCAAAAAATCCGCTCTGATTGCAATCATCGCACCCGGCCTCATTGCACCTTGGACACGCGATAGAAACCGAACAGTGTATTGTCGGTTCGTCAACGCATTTTTTTCCTGTGCAATGTTTACACAGCAGCCCCTGCCGGATTAGAGCTGCCGTTCTTAGTTTTTTTCGTCGTCCTTGCTAACGCTACCGCTTGCTAAAATTTTCCGAAACAATTCGCGAGCTTCACCAAAAGTAAAAACATCTTTCAGCGAGTCCCGGCTGAACTCAATTTCTTTTTCTGTTTGTGGGTCTCGAAAGTTTTTCCATCCTGTAATTACGTTCGCTAATGCGTCCGCAATGTAATCAAAGAACTCTTTTGAAGTTGTCTTTGGTGCAGAATCCCAGACCTCGGCCAACAACTCATGCTTTCGCATTGACAGAGCAACAATAAAAATCGTCGGTCGCTGGTCTTCTGGTTTCTCCTCGTCGTAGTCTAAATAAATTGGAAACCGGTAGCCCGGCTCTAACGCTCGCCCCATTGTCCCGCCTCAACTATTAAACCTAAGGTGCAGAAAAAACGATTGTCAGCTCATCATTGCCAGCCGCCGCGCTGCGGTTGCACTGGAAAGAAATCGTATCCGTTACAATTCCGTTCCGGTCAGCCTCTTGCACATTTGTAATCTGAAACTTCGGAGCATTGATTGCAAACTTGTCTGTAGCGTTTTCAAGGTCAAACGCCAGCGCTCGCTCAGTATGACTGAGCCAGTCGCCATAAGGATTCGCCTCAGATACGAGCGTCGATTCTGGGTCAATCGAGCCCACAACGTTTCGGTCTGTAATCATTGCCGCAGCATACCCGCTATTGTCTGAGTTTGTCGCGCACTCGCGAAGGATAACCGTATTGCCTGCATCGACTTCAAGCCGAGCAAAGCAGGGCGACCAACTGCCGATTGTAAACGTCGCGTTTCCAACTCGCAGCGGCAGGGCTGTCGGATAGGTCGGAGCAAGAATTGCCACGTCCGTTACATCAACCCAAACGCCAGTAAACGTCCATTCAATAACGGCAATCTTTCCGGTCTCAAAAATCATCTTGAACGTCCCGGCACAGCCACGCATCAGCTTTCGCTTGCCGTCAATATAAGCCCCAAGCGTAAGGGTTTTCACATTAGTTCCCGGTGCTTCTGTCTTCGGGCTGAATGTACCTGTGCTGACGCTCCAGCCGCAGGCAGGCAGGAATGTCGAAGCCCAGCCCGGTACGCCGCCAGCTCCAGAACCATAGACCTCAGTCTTAAACGTGCAGGTTCCGCCGCTCAGCTCGCGGATTGCCGTCATGCTTGAAAAGCTACCGTTGCCCATTCGAGGAGTCATCGTAATCGTCGGCTGCATCGTCAGGTCGAAAACGTTGAACGCAGCGTCAGCACCGGCGAGAGTCTCAGCCGTTCCGCTAGTCGTTTCAATCTTTGCAGCAAGAACGTGCTTGCGTTTAATTAGTGGCATTTTCAGTCCCTCCGGTTTTTTTTAAGTGTTGGTCGATAAGGTAGCGAGCCTCAGATTCTATTCGCCGCTCAAATGCGATTTGCAGTTTCAGCTTTGTTGGCTCAAGCATTTTGTTTCTTACAAAGGTTCCCCACGGAGAAACGCCAAACAAAGGAATAATTGGCAAGTTGTCGTGTCGCTTTTTTTTGCCTTTATTTCGCCCTTTGTATTTCAGCGGCACTTCGACCGGCGATGCTCGCTTAAATACATGCCTGCCGAGTCGAGGAATCTCAGGACCAAACGCGCTCAGAGCCAGTGACCGCTTGCCGCCTTTTTCTATTTTGTAGGTCACGCCTTTTTTGGCCTGCTTGGCCCCAAAGTATTTAAGCGGAAATCTTCCGGATTTGTCCAGCTCGCTCATCGCTGAAGTATTGCCTCGCTTCTTTGAGCGCAAAACCTTCTTGAGGTCTTTTTTCTTTATGTTTACGCGACCTGTTATGTCAGTGCTTATCAGAGTAACGCCTTGCTTGGCGACGCGCATCGAGGCGCGAGCAAATGCTTTTTCGATTCCGCCCGGTATATCGCGCAGGGCTTGCTCTAGCTCCTGAGCATGTTCTTCTCTGATTTTCATCGTTACGGCCATCGCTCAGGTTCTCACCGTGTAAGGGTTTGTTTCATCTGTGCGATAGATGACTGTAAACTCTAAACGAGCGCCGCCTATTTCTTCAGCATTAACGTTTGTAATTGTGTTGAAAACCGTATTGATTGCGAGCCCGTCCCAGTTATGCCAACTTGCAGCCGGGACCGTAATCGCCTTGACCATATCGCTTGCAAACTCATTGCAAAGCGCATCAAAGCTCATCGTATCGTCTTCGCTCGGCCTGATTTCTCCGAAGACAGTAAAAACTAAATCCCAAGCAATCGCTGGCGGATTGCCGGGATGGCTCATCGTTTCGTTATATGTGTTGGAAGTCTGCGTGATTGTGATTTGATAATCTTTCAGATTTCCATTCCAGATTTTTTCAGCACGAATTACAGTTCCGGCTACAGTCGTCTCATAACCGCTGCTCTGAGAAATTAGCTGAAGCCGCTGCGAAACCTTCAGTGCGATTTGTTCACAGATTGCCGTAGCCATGTTTACTTAACCGCCAACTGTAGCATGCCGTGGTCGTTGTCCATAACGCGAACAATCGTGCAGGTCTTTTTCTGAGCGTCATTGACGCGAGCAGCAATCAAAATTTCGTCTCCGCCCGTATCAATTTCCTGAGCAGTAATGCCGCTTGTTGCCGAGTTGGCAACGTAGAGCATGAAAGACAAAGCGAGCATATTGCCTGCATCGTCCATCAACGCAGGCGGCTCCCTGTCGACGATGGCGAGAATCGTCCGAGAGCCGCCGCTGCGAGGATGATAGACAACAGTCTCGGCAAACTCATCAGAAGACAAGAACACCGAGACCGCATCGCTGGCGATAGATTCGCGTAGCGTCATTGATTAGACCCGTCGAGCCTTCCAGCCGATGTAATCGATTGAAACGCTGTCGGTGTTGTTGTCCGAGGTCTTTTGAATCTGGACGAACGGCTGAAGCTGACCAGTAGCAGCGGCCATCGTGAACGTGGTTGCTGAAGCAACTCGGTCGCCGTCGATAAAAAAGCGAACGTCACTCTTGCCAGCAGCGAACGAAATAACAAAACGCTTAAATGAAGCGACCAGCGTTTGCCCAGTCGCCTTGTCATCGTTGTCGGTCGTGCCGTCATCAGTCTCGACGACAACATTATTATTGGCGACTAGCTTGAACTGAGCATTGTTAGTCGTCGAGTCTGTGTTGTCGTTTCGATTTGATTGTAGGCCGAACGTCAAAGTTGTTGCCGAGTCCAGCGTAGCGACAGTCTTAACTCGAAATTCGACTTCAATCAGCGAGTCGATATCGAGCTGTAGTTTGTCGCCGAAGTCCAAGCAAACATTTTGAATCTCAGTTTGTGAGTCAAAAGCCAAAGTTACTACGCCGCCGTGAGCAGCCGCATCTTTGGTATAGGTTGGCGTACCGGCTGAGCTGGTGTCGGTAATCTTCCAGAGTCCCTCGCCGACAGTTGCGGCCAAGGTTGCGCCGCCAATAAAGTCGTCGCCTCCGTAGATAAAATCATGCAAAGGATAAGCGTTATACATATTGAAATTTCCTCAAGTTTTTTTGTGAATTGAAAGCAAGTAAATCGACTAGGCGTTGTGATACTTATACAGACCACGCCAATCAATCGCGGCTACGCCGAACGTCTGGCGAACCTTGTATTTGTAGCAATCTGTGTTAAAGTCCCACTCGTTTTCCAGCACTGGCGATTCCTCGCCTTGCAGGAAAGAAACTTCGACGGTATCGACTGAGGCATAGTCAGCAGCCAAAAACCAGCCGGTCGTGCTGTAGGCTTCGAGAACTGGCTCGACGATGACCTGAAGCGGACGCACTCCGTTCGGTCCGTAGATATTTAGCGTGTTGCTATTGCCGGTCGTAGACGAGCCGCCAGCAGCAGGGTCGGCAAGCGAGCCGACAAGCTGAAGCGCTCCAGCCGCAACGCTAACAGGAACAATCAGATAGCGAGGATTCACGTTAATAATCGCATCGCTGGTCAATCCTTTCTGCTTCATCATGTCACGAAACGCCGTGTTGAGCGTTGTTACCGAAGGAGCAGCCGAGGCGTTTGCGAAGTTTGTTCCTGAGGCATGGGACGCTGAAAACAAGCTGAAGCCATCGCCCATCGTCGGGTTGCTGGTCAGCACGTTATAGACAACTTTGTTCACCTTGCGGCGAGCGGCGTTGCCGTGCATTGCAGGAATCCGCGAGATAGCGTCGAGGTCATCATTGACGACCGTCTCCCAGCTCACGGTAAAAATCGCACCGTACTTTTCGACCTTGTAGCTTTCCTTGCTGTCGGTCATCACGCCTTGCTTGTAAGGCTTGGTCTCTGGCACGACTTCAAGGTCTGGAGCTTCCGAAAATCGAATCCGATTTACTGTCTTGAAATCGGCGACTGCTGGAGCAGTTCGCGACCAAAGCTGATAAGTCGTCGGAGCTTCGTCGTAAGCAGTCAACAAAGTTTTGTTGGCGGCATCGAGAAGCAGATTAGAAAACGAGCCGGTCGTATGGTAGGACGAACGCTCGATGTTAAATCGATTGCAGACAGCAGGCGAGCCAAGAGCAGCAAGAGCAATATCACGATTGCTCATGCGGTCAGTGTTCACACCCTGACGCTGCAAAATCTTTTCTGCCATTCGCATCAGGCCAAAATGCTTGAACTCTTCCGAGCCCTCAGCAGGCTTGCCGCCAGCAAACGGACTCGTCCGCAGGCCAGCGCCACGAAACGCGCGACTGATAAGGCCATCGCGAATCGCTTCGTTAAACTTGTCATCAGAGCTTCGAGTTACTTCGATGCGCTCGCGCCCCGAAGAAGCTCCCAACGGTTGGTTGGTCATAAGAACTTTCTCCAAAATCTGGGTTCGAGCAATATCTAAAGAGACGCCAGTGTCGCAAAGTTGCTCAGCAAACGAACGCTCGATATTCGCTGCCGAACACAGTGCAACAATTTCCTTTCGCCGCTTCGAGTCTTCTTTCAGGGCTCGCTGAACGGTCTGCTTGATTTCTTCTTCTTGGTCCATTCCTTCGGCCATTTTCTTTTCTGGATGCTCCATTTTTTTCATTTCGTCTTCAGCAGCCATTGCGTTTTCCATTGGCTTGTTTTCCATTTCAATTTCCGGCGATTCCCCAGCCGCCTCAGTCATCATGCCGACAACCCAAGTCAGGGCTTGCTCTGGGTCTTCGATTTGCTCAGGCATACCCTTAGCGACAAGCATCGCTTTCATTTCTTCAGTCAAAGCGCGTTTCATCAAATCGTCTCCGTTTATAAAGTAACTTCGTCGCAGGTCGCGTACTGTTGAGGTTTCGTCTGCGCCCGCCGCGACCAGCGAGGCATCGGTCGGCATCCATCGCGTAACGATGTCAGCCGGACCTTCGATTATTTCTCCACGCAGGCTGTAGGTCTCACCTCGCCTGACGCTTGTAATTTGCTTCGGCGTTGCCGTGATGCTGAAGTCAGTTAGATGACCATCGAGCAGTTTTTCGTATGCGCTCTGCGAGTCCGAGTCGCGGGCAAACGTTGCATCGCCGACAAGCTGAGTGCCTTCTTTGCGGATATTCCTGACTGAGCCGAGAACGTTGCGAACCGTGCTGCGGTCATGCGAGTCGACAATCGGTAGCTGCATCCTGTCAGTGCGAAACTCAACGCCGTCCATCAACAGAATTTCGCGGATTACAGAGTCTCGCTCTGAGTCGTATCGCTCGATGGGATTTTCACTGGCGACGACGACCTCGACGGATTTTGTTTCTGCGTTTGCCGTTTCAGCGCGAACGCTGACCATCCGCAAAATCATTTTCTGCGGCGGCAGTTCGTCAGACTTCCAGCTTTTAATTTGCTTCGGCTTCACTGGCAGCGACCTTTCTTTTTTGTCTGCGGCTTCAATCTGACGAACAAGTTTTCCGGCCCATGCCTCGCCTGCATCGCCGCCCCAGAGAGCCCACGCGATGCGGCCTGCACTAGGGAAGCCATCTTCGCCGGGACTCCAGCCTTTACCTTTTTTGTCAACCGCATGGCGAGCGAAATAACTATTCATTCGCTTTGCCGTGTCCGCTGATATGTTCTTGCCGTTACTCAGGTCGCGAGCCCTTGCGACTCCGACCATCGTGCCGCCTCGGTTATGTTCGTCGCGCCACTCAAGCCCTTTTTTTGCTTCGGCTCTGACTCCTGCTGGCGGCTTGAAATCAATGTGCTCATATTTCTCAGGCATCGGCCTCCGCCTCCTGCGGCACAGACTCGACCCGACCATCAGCCGCATCAGCGAGCAGCGCCGAGACGTTATCGGCGCTCAAGCCCAGACCACTCAGCAAAACCGTGGCCTGTGCCTGCGTGATTGCGTTTGCCATCACATCTTTGAGCACGTCCATGATTGCTTTGCGATTGCGCTGCCACTGAAGCCGCGAGAGCCCCATCATTTCGCCGCTGCCGGTAGCCGCCTGCTGAGCTGGCTGGTGCGGCTGCGATGCGGCTCCCATCTTTGCTTGAGCTTCAGCCTCGACCGCTGCCGTAGGACTGACGAGTCCAAGTTGCTTGAGCAGGTTTTCTTCTTTTGCTCGCTGATAAAAAACATGGCGCCAGTTTTTACCTCGACTGCCAAGCTCATCGAGATACGTTGTCTGAAATGCCTTGAGTCCTGCTTCGCTCGATTGCTGCTCGCTCTGCGGGTCAACCCATTCCCAACTCGGCGGCATGTGTTCACAAGGAGCAGACTTGCGCGGATTGTCGAGCAAGTCCGCAACGCTAGGAAATCCCGCAAGGTCAACCATCGCAGCCGACAAGCAGAATTTATCCCAAACTCTTTGATTCAATTTCTCAATCAGATACCGCTGCCATCGTCGGAACCTTCTGCGGTCCTCAAGCTGGCTGGCTCGATTGCTGCTGTAGTTTGTTTTGCTGTAGTCTCTGGCGACCGTCTCATAGCTCAAACCAGTTCCGACCGCGATGCCACGAAGCATCAGGTTAATCCAAGGCTCGCTTGCTGAGTTTGGCCTGCCGGGATTCGCAGACTCAATCGACTCATTGGGATTGAGGTGCATTACCATGCCGGGCTGAAGATACTCATATCGGTTGCCGTCCGTGTCGCTGACCTCACCGACTGCGCTGCTCGGCGGATTGAGCCCGCTGATGCCGCCCTCTGTCTTGATTGCTACGGTAAAGCATGAGGCAACAGCTGACGCCTGTAGCTCGTTATCGACATAAGTGCCGAGGTCGCGAATCCAGCTAACGCAAGGAGCGAACATCGAAATGCCGCGAGTCTGCCCGACGCGCTGGCGATTGAATAGATGGATGATTTCATCCGCATCGATTCGCCTAGGCTCGCCGCGATTTAGATAAGGGTCTGTCGGATGGTTCGGATAAATCCAGTAAGCTACTGGCCTTCCTAGTTCGTCTAGCTCGATGCCGCGATTGATTCTGTGATTTTCGCGAGTCGCGACTTTGTAGGTGTCTCGCTCTTCGGCCAGCCGGTCAGCCTCAATCAATTCAAGAGCCAGCGGGACAGGGCGAAAGATTCCGCGAAACTTTTTATCGACTGGAACCATGCGAATCAGAACTTCGCCCGCCTCGACGATTTCTCGCATCGCCATTTGCTGAAGCTCAGCAAATGTATATTGCCCGTTTATTTCGCAGACCTCAGCCCATCGCTCCCATACGTCATCGCGGCGTTCGTTTATCTGCTCAAGGTCTTCGCCATTTGCTGTTTCGTAGGCTGATTGTATATCGATGCCTTTACCGATGACCGAGTTGACAAACGTATCAACAACGCCCCAAGCCCAAGCGTTATCCCTGACGAGCATCCGAGCCCAAGCTCGCATCTGATTTGCGCCAAACGGACCGCCTAGCTCAGTATCGGCTGAATTATTTTTTGGTCGCTTGTTTGCGTTCAGCCTGCTCGGCTCTGCTCCGGCAAACGCCCGCATAACCTTGCGAGCCTGCGCCCTGCGTACGCCAGCCTGCGGACTTACTGCCGAGATAATTGAATCGAGGATTCTTCCAAGCATTAGTTGTTTGGCTTCGTAAGTTTTGCGAGTCGAAACATTCCGCCGCCAGCCTCGCGAGCGACCCGCTTGAGAAGTAAGTCTTCGCGCGTAAAAAGAGCGTTCAGGTCGAGCTTGCTAACTGACCTGCCGCCAATAGAGTAGGACGAATGACCGCCGTAGAGCAGGGCTTGTATCGCATCCTGTACGAGCGTCAATTCTTGTTCTGCTGATAGTGCCATGCCGCTATCGTGCGGCGAGAGAAAAAGAATTACAAGGTTTCGCCTTGATGCTCGCTGCCGCTTTCCTGATTTCTTTCCGCCTCAACGGAATTGCGAACCGTTACAGTCCAAGAGTTGCCGCAGAAATGGCATTTGATATATCGGACCTTGCCGAAGTCATGGGTAACGGTTCCGTAGATTCTGCTGTAGTTGGTATGCTCTGGCCTGTGCGACTGGCAGAGCGCGCAGGGCGGCGCGACAAACTGCCGAGGCTTTATCGGTATCGGGTCTTGCTGCGGCCTGCGAATGTCTTCTCGTCGATTCTTTCTGTTCATCTTCGCTGCGGAACCCATCCGCCCTCCCTTTTCTTAAATCGTTGACTGCCTGCAAACTGCGTCGATGGTCTTGGCTTCTCAGCCTGAACCGGCTGGCGTATCGTCGATTGAATCAGGCGATGACCGTAGACTCCAGAAGCGGCCAGAGCGAGAGCCATCGCGTCGAGCCAGTGATTGTTTTTGTTGGTCTGAACCCATTTGCGAATCATGCCTTTGCCTTCGACAAACTGGTCGCGGCGTTCTTCGGCAACTATGTGATGCGAAAACGAAAGATGCTTTTTGGGGTCGCCAGATGAGAACAGGCTGAGCGAGCCATCGTTAAGCTGCTGCTGTTCGTTGTAAGTCTTTACCGAAAATCTTTCGTGAACCTGCTGCTTCCAGTGTTCTGTATTTACATGGTAGAGCCAGAGCTGTTCGGCAGGCAGCAGACCGGCCCAGCTATTATCGAACAGTTTGCGAGTCGGCCCAGCCTGACCGGGAAAAAACTTGCTCGCTGAATAGCCCTTGCTTGCCGCGAACGGAGTCCCGCCGACCTGCCTGATGAAAGCATAAACGGCATCCGTGTAGTCGCCTGAGTCGATGAGGCAGAACGTTGGCGAGTTACTCGAAAGCATATCAGTACGCCAGTCTATCAAGCTCTTCAGCAGCGAAACTTGAACAGCCTGCGGCGTGACCTCGACGCTCATGCCGGGCGTTTCCATAATGCCGTAATCGAGAACGTGGCCGATAGCATTGCCGTGAACGTAGACCTTTGCCCAGTGCGAAAAGTATTTACCAATGTCGAGCCCGACAAATATCTGACCATCGGACTTCGGCAACTCGTTTTGCTCAAGCCCGCTGATTCGACTGGCGACCTTTCCGGCAGTCAGGCCGATAGTCTCAGCCGCCTCTTCCATGTCTGGGTCGTTCTGAAGCTCTGCATTGACTCGGCTCATGCCGAGGTCCGCGATGCGATTAAAGAAAGCCTGCAAGGCATCGACCTCAATAGGATTACCGTGCTTGCTGAACCGCTTGGCAAACCTGTACGGGTTCGAGATAACAGCCCCCTCTCGCATCGCCTCTTCGTTTGTGAGATAGAACTGCGTGGCCATATAACCGTCTTTGTCACCGTCAGCCTGAGCCCGCTGGCGGATAGCAATGTATTCCTGCCAGAGGTCGCTACGCTCAGGCCATTTCTCCAGCATCCCGTAACGGTCGCCCTCGAAAGCAGGCTTGAGCTTTCGCTCAGTCGCTCTGAATGAATAACAGCGGCGATTCTGTATTGTCGTCAGGATTACTCGGCTCATCTGCTTGTCAGGCCCGGCCAGCAAGGCAATATCGCCGTCAATCATTTCTTCAATCTGCCAGTGCTGTGTTTCACTGTTGGCGACCTCATGGGTCTCAGGGTCATCGACGAGTGCGAAGTCTGGCCGAACGCCGTTGAAATGTACGCCGCGAATCGCTGAGTCAAGCCCGAAGTAAGTCAGATAGCGACCGCCGTAAGGAGAGCCCGGTACATGCGGGAAACCGATTTCGTCCTGAGTCCAGATGATGCGAGTTTTCTCGCCCGCGACGTGCTGCTTCGCCGCTCGCTGAGGCGCTCCGTCCAGCTCAAGGACCGGCACGCAGATTTCAGGGAAGTCGGCAATCAGTAGCTCGTTGCTCGCGAACGTCCGCTGTATCTGCTTAAAAATCTTTTGTGCAGACTTGCGAGTCGCTGCGATAATAACCGGAAAGCGAACTCGGCAGTCGAGCAAGATTGCGATAATCATCCAGAGAGCAATCTGCGTTTTGCCGTCACCGCGAGGAGCCGCTATCGCTTTGTCGCCGCCTGTCTTCGCTCGCTCCCAGATAGCCCGAATCATTGCCCGATGATGAGTCGCAAACGGATTATAGAAAATCTGCTTGCCGTATGTTTTAAGGAATCGCTCAGGGTCAGCAAGGCAGGCCCGGCGACGATTGATATCTGCCGGTGCTGGAATAAACACCTCAGCCGCCTTGCTCCTCATCGTCCGCTTGCGCTCGATATCGCTCGACTGCTGCTTCGTCGCGTCGCTCTGGCCCATCAGTGCCGACATGATTTGCACCTGCTGGCTCTTGTCCAACGAGCCTAAAATCTGCGTCAATGCCGAGCTGCTGAGCGACCTCAAGAAATCGATTTCTGTCTGACTGTAAGGCGGCAGTATGTTCATCGGATTGGTTTTGTTTTTCGGCGGAGATTAACGCTTTTACTGCGGAAATAATTTCTCGATTTGAACTATTCTTATCCCCTATGATTGCAAGCATTCGACCGATAATGGCTTCTTTCCATTTTGATTCTATTGGCCATCGCTGCGTAATCGCTCTTGATAAAATGCGGTCATCTCGATTCTTCATTGTTTTCGCCGAGGTAAACGCAGTTTGCGGTAACGCGACCAACGGAGTATGGGCTTACTGTAGAGTTATTTCCAGACGGAGCAACGCGACCGATTCTTTTGACTTTCCAGAGTTTGCTTTTGTGCCTGTGTCGAATCATAGCTGGGTGGCTGGTCGTTGACTGAAATTTATATCCGCTTTTTTTCAAATACTCTCCGAGCCATTCGCTAACTGCATTGCCGATTCCAGCACCTTGATAATCAGGCAGCACAACCGTTCGATGCTCGCGTTTTGTATTTTTCAGCCTAGGATGTACCAAGTGAATATAACTTGTGAAGGCGACCGGCTTATCGTTCCAAGTCGCAATAAAACATCTCGCGGCTTTGCTGATTTCGCCAGTTAAATAGTGATGACCTCTAAACAACTTCCAAGATTCGATTGTTGTTTTATAGATTCTAAGCTCAATTTTTGGTCGTTGCCGAAGCAACCTCCATTGAAAATCGTTAGTCGAAACGTTGTATACCCAGTCAGGATTTAGCCAGTCAATTACATCAAAATGACAAGTGACTGCAATCAACTTTGGTTTTTTTCGCTGTCGCAATGACTTGGCAACCGCAGAGCAAGAAATCTTGGCAGCGTCGCGGTCAACAACGCTTGTAAATTCATCGAAAATTACAATTTCGTCATTTTCAAGCATCAATCTGGCAAGTTCACATCGAAACTTTTGCCCGTTGCTCAAATGCGAATAAGGCTTCAGCCAGTGAGGCGGAGACGAGAAGCCAACCGAAGATAGCGCTTGAGTTATGTCCGCTCCAGACAAATTCTCAGGAAAACAATCGACGACAGAAACACAATCGAGCCAATGGTACCCAGAGTGATATCTGGCATTTGAGAAAAGTTTTTTCGCAATTGTGGTTTTGCCTGAGCCGCTATGCCCAACAATTAAACCAATTTGCCAGTCGCGAGACTCAATTGGAAGATTCACGGACCATCGATGAGATATCTTATCGGTTTTCGGAACATCAAACATTCCGCGAACCTGTTCGACTCGAAACGATGGCGTTATTTTGCTTTCGACTAAAATGTCAGCAGACGGCAAGATAGTCCCTCCGATTCAAGCATTTCAAAAATAGATTTTTGTTGCTGTTCGTCATTACAGGAAACTATTACCTCAAAACGTTTTTCCATTTTTGCTTGCTTGTCGTCGTCAGCGGTTTCAGAATCTTCCGGTAATTCAAGTGCAGTCAGCGACGAAAGCAAATCCAGCACAGCTTCATTTTCAATGTTGATTTGCTGCAAAAGATTTTCCAGTTTTTCCTGATTTGTATTTGCCATTGTCGTAAGCGGGTCGAGAGTTGCAAGAATCTTATCCGCTTCCTCTTCGTTCACATCGAGAACCAGAACAGGCACAAGCTCGCCGCCGAGCGTTTCTGTTCTGAGATGACCATCGAGCAGCATCAGTGAGCCATCTGGCATTTCGCGAGCGATACAGGCATCGGCAATTCCGACCTCAGCCAGAACTCCTCGCAGGGCGTCAGCCTGCTCCTGAGGATGCGTTCGCCAGTTCTTTGGGTTTGGCCTGAGCTGGCTGGCTGGTACTCGGCGAAGCTCTTTTATCCTGTCTCGAATCTGCATGATTTCCCCCTGCCCCCAAATTTGAGTTTTAACGAGCGATTTGGTTTGCCCTAGTAGAATATCGATTCGGCTAAGAAAGCTTGCCAGAAGTCAAACTAGAGCGTTTAACGACAGTCAAAAGCGCGGGACTATGTGTACGTTTTCTGGTCTCATTCGCAACCGCGAAACGGCTAAACTGCTGGGAAGGACCCCGGCAAGAGGGGGGGGCCACTCACTTGCGAGAATCGCCGCCTTTTCCCTTCCACGCCCACGGATTGTAGGTTTGCAGCAACTACTTGTCAAAAAGCCATCAGGCTCAGCTCGTCGGCGGCGACCGCTCGCCTTGGGTCTTTGTTATAAAATCGCTTCGATGCCGGGCTCAAGCACCTTAGCAAATCGCTCATCCAGAACCAACCGAACGGCACGTCCGTCGTTCAGAATTGCCTTGACGCTCATCACATGCTGCGTTGCCTGCAGCGTTCCTGTCTGCATGTCCGTAATCGTGAACGATGCCACGCCGGCAGCGGGGACCGTCGATACGACCAGCCCATCCGCATCGCTCACGGCGTCGGTGGTTTTAATCGCCAGATAACACTTGGTGACGGTCACGCCACCGGGAACACCGACCAGCGTTACATCAATCGTCACATCGCTGAGCCGTGCAATTTCAATCATGGCTGAACCATCTCCGCTCTAAGGGTGTTTGTTTGAAATCTGGCTGCGGCCGTCAGTTTGAACTTGCTCGCTCGCACGCTGTTTGCCTGATAAATGGCTGCGGCCGTCAGCTGCGGCCACGTGGCCCGTGCCGTCAGTGCCGGATAGGTTCCACGCAACTGCACCGTCTCTGCCGCGAAAATGTCGTAAAGCTCAGGCTGACCAAGCACAGCCAGCCCGCCTGTAATCGACGCCAGCGACAGCTCGACAACTCCGGTCTGCACGCTGATGCTGACCTCGCTGCAAACCGGCGACCCTGTCGACAGTCCGCTCAGCGTAAACGCATGGCTTTGGCTGAGCGTGACACCTTGCAGAACCGGCGACCCGGCAACGAGTCCCGTCGCTGCGAGGTCGTGATTCTGCGAGAGCGTTGTTGACCCGACCACTGGCGAACCGGTGGCGAGGCTGTTTGCTGCGAGGTCGTGGTTCTGCGTCAGCGTTGCCGTGCCGCAGACCGGCGAACCGGATGCGACCACGCTTGCGGTCAGGCTGTGATTCTGCGAAAGGCTTGGCTGGCCGCAGGCTGGCGCACCGGCAGCGATTCCGCTCAGGGTCAGGGCGTCATTGCCGACGCCTCCAACCCCAAGCAGACCGCCCAGTAAAAACGTAAATCCTTGCAGCTCAGCCATTGGCCACTTTCAAGAAAGAGCCAAAGACTAAACCGGCACTTCTTCCCATTGCATCGAAGCAATCCAAGTCGCCGAGGTCAGGGCCGAGCTTCCTCCGATGGCCGCATAGGCTCCCGGTGGAATGATGACCGCACCTTCAAGGTCAATCGGGCCACCCGTCACAAGTGCCGCACCGGCAGCGGTCGCCCAGTAGTACGAGGCGAACGGTATCACGTTCGATGCCGCACCGCCCGAAGTCAACGCGACGTTTCGGAACCCGGTCATTACCGAGCCGGACTGCAGTTGAGTTGACATCGACCACGGCGTTGTTGTTGTCGCCTGTGTGATAGTTGCGGTGTTGCCAAACCACAGGCCGAAAGATACGGTCCCAGCACCCGATGCCGCGACCACGCTGCCGACGCTAATTTTGGTCAGCGCCGCGTTTCGTCCTGAACCGATTGGGTTAAACAGGGCAATCATCGGAGTGCCGCCAGCAGCACCGGCAAAGGCAGTTACCGCTGCGGCAGTCGAGACCGACAAAAGAAACGAGTTGCCTCGATAGGTAGTTTCGTAGTAACGGCCATGAAGCTCCGAGACAATCACGTCACCAAGCTGCCCGGCCCGCGTGTTTACCACTGCGTTGCTGCCGGATGCGGCCGGTTGGCCCACGATGTTTTGATTAACAGGCATCAAAAGTTCCTTTTAGTAAGAGTTGAAACCGGTGACAGTCAGCAGCACGCTTGCGCCAGTTGTTCCAGCCGTATAGTTCAAAGCGGTTGCGGCAGTACCGCGAAGCGGAGTTGGGAAAAGCAATTGCAGCGGCAGCGTCATGCTTGCCGGTACGCTAAACGTCACAAGCGTTGTCGAACCGTCCTGAATCGTCAGCGTCGTTGCCGTTGCGTTTGTGTTTTGGAATGTGACGCTGGTTACGTTTTGACGAATTGGAGACGCTTGAGCAGCACGAATCGCCGTTTGCGAGTTGGTCGTCACGGTCGTCGAGACGTAAAAGTCCAAATCGCCCGGAGCCCATTGCTTGGTAATCATCTGGCCGCTCGAAGAGTACGTCGCTCGAATCGCATCACCAGCAACGACGGTGCTGGCCGGGAGCGCAGTCCGAACAACGCCGCCAGAAATAAGCGGGTTCGACGTTGCTGCCGTGTCTTCTGCGATGTTGCCGCCAACCGCTATCATGCCAGCGACACCAGCCGTTACCGGCGTAGTTCCGCCGAATTGTGCGACGTTGACGGTTTGGTTTGTCGCAATGCTCGGGCTGGTTGCCGTTGCAAATGCTGGTGAGCTTCGCAGCAGCAAAACGGCAGAGGGGAATCCGCTTGTGTAGGTACTGCACCGGGCGCGAAAGAATCGGCCGGAAGCCGGGAGAATCCATTGCCCGTTGGCTGTCGAGCTGGTCACCGGAGCCGCAGCACCGGCACTAGGCCAGCCAACTACAGCGACCCACGTTGCCCCGTCGTTGCTGGCCTCAAACGAAACAGTACCGGCCCAAGTGTTGACCAACTGAAGCACGATTGAGCAATAGCCTGTCGTATCAACCTGCACGATTGAACCGAGACGACTGACCGAGCCAACAACTTGCAGGCCATCGGCACGCACGATGTGGCCCAGAGAATTTAAGCGAACCGGAACGCGTTGATTGTTTTGGTCAATCCCTCCCATCGGCATAACAACAGACGGGTCGACGTTGGTGAGGTTGACGCTTGAGAATGGCTGCTCGTGGTTGCCGGACCTCAGCGAATAGCTGCCGCTGACCGAACCAGCAAAGTCGCTGCTGGTGACAGCCCGAAACCATCGGGCAGAGACGGAGACCTGAAACAGGCCGGGACCGGTGAAACTGTTTTTCAGGAACTGGTCGCAGTCAAAATCGAAACCTTGAACCGGCCAGTAGTTTGTGCCGTCGTTGGATGCTTCTAGGTTAATCGTGCCCGCGTGTCCGCTTGTAAGCTGCAGCACCACAGCTCGCTCATTGGCCGTATCGACTGCCGCAAACAGAGCCGTGTTTGCCGTGGTAATCGGTCCAAACGATGTAGCCGTTGACGTATCGACAATGTAAGTAGGCAGGCCATTTACCGACGATACGTCGCCATCGTTGACGCCATCTGCGCCATGCACCAGCTTAATTCTCTGGAACTGTACGCCGCCAATGTCATCAGACGCTGCGGTCGCTCCGTTGCCCGGTGTGATGCCTACATTGTCTGCCATGTGTTAGCTCGCCTGCGGGATGCGAATGGTAAATGAACTGGTCGAAAACGTGTTGCCGCTGGTCACGGACTGCGACGCAGACAATGCACCGGTCGCCAATAGTCGGCTGTTGCCCGTGTCGGTGATGGCGTAGTGCGTTGCCGTGCCAGTGCCAGTGACGCTCCCAGCGGTCAAGGCCTGAACCGTCACCTGCCGACCGTTGGGCGAACCGGCAGCAGGTGCGCCAACGTCACCGGCCCCAAGCGTTTTATTGCCGAGCGTCAGCGTGCT